TCCATTTTCCAATTTAGAGAGCATTCCGAATCATGAACTTCATCCCCAGCCCGCTTGTGAACCACGATCCCAACAACCACGCCTTCGGGCGCAAGCTCGCTAAACTCATTGCCACCATGCGCAAGTTGCCCGCAATACCGCCGCGCCCAACAAGGCCGCATTTCCGCAACGGCATGCAAGCGTTGTCAGAATGGGAGGGTTTGAAACCATGACCGACTTCGAGCGCATCATGAACCACTTCAATCTAACTGCAAAATGCAAACGCAGGCGCGATGCCAAGCCGCAACTCGGTTACCTGCCCGGCTGCGCCTTCATCGAATGCGATCACGAAAAATGCGCCTGCCGGATGAATGACGGTGAAGGGCTAAAGATCTCGGAGTTCATCGCTAAATGGAACGGGAGGCACGGATGAAATCGCATCCATCCATCCTTCGGGCCATCGTAATAGAAGCCCGTCAGCGCGGAAAGACGTATCGAGAGATTGCCCACGATCTGCGCCTTCCGGAGGCCACCTTGCGAAGCTGGAATAAGCGACATGCAACAAGCCATGCAACGGCTACGAGCAAAGGGAAAGAGGATGGACATGCAACAAGCCATGCAACGGACAAAGGCCAATGGATGCAGTCTTTGCATCACGATTCGGCACACTTCTTGACCAACGGTCAGGCCGCATGCGCAGCAGCAGCCAACGGCGTGCATCAACTCCCCGGCGTCGTCTGGTTCCCGCATGACGGCTGCGTCCGAAAATGTATGCGCTGCATGCGTCACCAATAACCAGACAAAAACTCCGATTCTTCCTACCATGACACCTGAATGAATACAGAACACGACAAACCAACACCACCTACAGGCTTCAAACTCGTTAAGGCATGTGAATTAAAAGCGCCGTTTTCTGACAGACTGCTTGTTTTTACAGATGAAGACGAATGGAATGAATCCTATTATCCCGGATCAGGATACGACAAGATAAAGGCAGAAGACCTTGGTGGTTGGTACGCCACTCCAATCGAAACACCAACCGACTGCCCACAATCCCTTTTAGACGCTGCAAAGCAGATCGTCGATGAGCGCGGCAAGGACTACGGCGACAGCCAAAAGAGCTTTGAGCGTATTGCCAAGTTCTGGAGCGCCTACAAAAGCGTGGAGATCACTCCCAAGGACGTAGCAGCTATGATGATCCTACTGAAGATCAGCAGGTGGGTGACGAGCGATAAACCTGACACTCTGCTGGATATTGTTGGGTATGCGGAGTGTGCAGCGAAACTTAACAAAGCTGAATAATATGGATGGCGGTCCTGAATTGCACTGGTTTAGTGGATCAAAAGATAGTCATTTCACCCCATTGGAGATCGCTTCAATGGAATTTGGAGATGCTTTAGTGGAGTCAATTACCACCGGAAATCCAATTGATCCTGGTTACATGGAAGCACTTTCCACAGAGGCAGCAAAGGAAGCGGATAAAAATCATAGGATGGGCATTCTCAAGAAGAATACCAATCAAGATGCGCTTGAAGAATTGAAGCGGGAACTTTTGCGGGATTTTGGGAGGGGGAAGTGAGTTTTCTCAATTATGAGAGTTACCCTAGCAATATAGGGTAATAGCAAACAACCAGAATTACCCTAATCAGCTAGGGTAATGATTTCGTAAATAAATTAGTTTACAAATAAACAAGATTGTGTATCTTTCAGCGTGAAAAAACCATCTCGCAATATCATGCTGGACGCAAACCGATGGAGAGATCAAGACTTTGCCTGCTTATCGTTTAGGCATCGAGCATTTCTTATCGTTCTTGAATGTTTAGCTGACAAGGCTGGTGTAGTGGATTGGGAGCTTGAGAAAATTAACGATGTTGCTGGTGATGGTGCTGACTTCAGCCGTGTCGATGTAAAACAACTTGGTTCCGATAATGCCATTTGGATGCCAGGAGGAACAGCAATACTGCTAAGCCAGTTCATGCAAAAGCAATACGGTGTTTTGAGCCGTCATTGTCCAGCCCATAAACAGGTTTGGCATGCGATAGTTAAATGGTGGGGAGCGCCAACACATCCACATGAACAAGAGCCATTTATTGCTTTTTTCTCGGAAAAACAGATTTTTCGCCATGCTCCAAAAATCAAGGATGAAGATCAAGGATTGGATGAGCCTCCTTGGAAAACGCAGTTAAAAGCCGAGGCGACAGCGGCAAAAAAAGTTGAGATACCAACATCACTTCCAATGTGTATTGTTGAGGCGCTACAGGATTGCTTCGACTGGAGAATTCGCATGGCGCTACGCTCTCGCATCAGAACAGAGGGTGATAAATGGGCGTGGACGCCAGAACAAGCTGAGCAAGATATTAAACAGGTCCAAAGCATGTTGAGAAAATTTACCTCAGAATCGGTTGAGGTTCAGCTTCGCAATATGATTCGCTCCAACAAACCATACCTAAATAACCCGCAGCTTTATGACTCAAATCTCTTATCAAGACAAAAAGCAGACGATTATGAATGATGAAAAAGAACAAGAATGGGCCAAAATTCGCGATGACTTCCAAGAAGCAATGGATAAACTTGCTTCACTGGAACAGTTGGCTCAACACGCTAGCCGAAACCTTACCAGTGTGCTCAAAAGATTCAGGGAACACCTAAATCTATCCCAAGAAGGAGCTGCTAAAATCATGGGTGTCAGCAAAATGTACGTATCCATGCTCGAAAGTGGTAAAAGACCATGGACGGCTCGCTCCGTAGAGAGGCTTCTTCGTCCAATTCTATGTCTTTGACAAAAACAACCCCTTGCCACCACCCAATAAACGCACTAAACTTTCTAACCATATGGAAAAGAAGTTCTCAAAAACAGTCAAGAACCCAGACACAGGCCGTGAAAAGACGGTGAAATACGGTCAAAAGGGCAGCAAGATTGGCCCAATTGGCAGCAAACGAGCAGATGCTTACTGCGCTCGTAGCAACAATATCGCTGGCGACTGGCGCTCTGATTCCAATTCTCCGAACAGTTTGTCTCGCCGCAAATGGGGCTGCCAGGGTGCTAAGAGCGTGAAGAAGAAGTAAACATGAATACTGAAACTTTCTGGATGTTATTTATTCTCGTGTGCATTCTCTTGGTCAAATGCTTGACCGAAATCGGAAAAAATAATCTCAATCTACCATGAAAGACTCCTGTTACAAAAAGGTCAAAGCCAGCTACGATGTATTTCCATCGGCTCGCGCTTCTCAAGCTATTGCCAAGTGCCGCAAGGAAAGTGGCAATGTACGCAAGACTGAAGCCGGTTCTAATCTCAAACGATGGGAGAAAGAGAACTGGAAAGACCAACGCACAGGTAAGCCTTGCGGATCAGGTGGCGATAATGAGTATTGCCGTCCAACAAAGCGCGTTTCATCTGATACGCCTAAAACGGCTAGCGAATTGGGGCGCAATAAGGTTCAAACCAAGATGCGCGAGAAATCACGTGTTGGCATGGGTTCTAAAGTCAGCGCAGCTAAGTAACAATTTGCCCTCCGTGCCTGTGCTAGGCGGGCAGCTAATTTCTAAATATGACAATCTCACTACTTCATGCTACCGCTCGCACTAAAGCTGCCAAAGACTGCCAAAAACTCTGGCTTGAGCGTGCTGAAAACGCTTCCAACATCGAGATTATCACATGTGTTGACCATGATGATTCTGCGTGCAGAAAGGCGTTTCCTGATGCGGTTCTAAACTATGGACAGGGAGTCGTCCCAGCATGGAATGAGGCCGCTAAAAATGCTACTGGTGATGTTTTAATTGCCATAGATGATGATTGGAAACCGCCTCATTCTTGGGATCAAATCATTGAGTCTTACATGTGCAACGGTGCCGACATTCTCCATGTGGGTGACAAGCATCGGAAAGATCAACTCATCTGCCACCCAATTGTTTCCAAAGGCTTCTATGAAGCGATGGGATATTTGTGGCATCCATCCTTCAAATCTGTCTATTGCGACAACTGGTTTTCTGAAGTGGCAACGCGATGGGGATATATTGATGCCACAGATGGCGGTAAAATAGACCTTGGATTTGTGCATGCTAATCCATCGCAAGGATATGGATCAGAAGACGATGTGGCCCGCAAATCTAACTCAAAGGCCCGCTATGAGCATGGTGGAGCAATGCTAGCTAAACTGCAAAATCAGACTATTCTGGCATTTACCTGTGCAGATCGTCCGCAGTATCTCAAGCCGACCCTAGATAGCTGGTTGAATACAGATTTATCACTTGTTTCATCTGTCCATTTCTTTATCGAACCAACAGATAAGCGCGACGATTGCGTTGCAGTTATTGACGATTTTGCTAAAAGTTCAGTTGTTCCAGTAATCAAGCATTTCAATAAAGAGAAGTTGGGAGTGTTGCGAAATCCGTGGAATTTGTTTGACCATTGCTTCCGCATTGAGGCGGCAAAGTTCGTTATTCTTGGAGAAGATGACTTTTTGGTATCGCCAGATACGCTAAACTTTTTAACCTACACAAGAACTCAATGGAATGATCAAACATTGGCAACTTGCGCCAAATGGGTTGGAAAAGGATCGGACAATAATCCAGTCACATTCCATCGTTCAACTGATTTTACCGGCAACATCTGGATGACTGGCGCTGATAGTTGGAATCGCTATTTGCGAGACACCTGGGACTTCGACTATTCTAGTGGAAGCGTGGATGAAACGCCTTCAGGATGGGACTGGAATATACAACTGAGAGTTATCCCAAATAACAATCTTCACTGCATTGTTCCAACAGCGTCCAGATCGAAACATATCGGAATCACTGGCGTTCATTGCACAGAGGAAGTATTCACTGACACCGTTGCGTGGAACTTTGTAGAAGAATCGTATAAAGGCGTGTATCGTGAGAAGCATGATGAGCCTGTTATGGCTGTTTCAGTTTTATTGATGCACAAATCAATGACTCACGCTGGCGATTTGGGCGACGTGCTAGTATCCTTGGCAACACTACATAATGCACCATACATAACCACGTTTTATTTGTTAGATAACGGGCAAACAAAAGGCATTATCTCGCGTGAACACCTAATTAGACCACTCCTTGAAATTCAACCGTACATTGAATCAGTGAAGATTTACAATGGCGAAACAGTAGATTGGCGCTCAGAGGGATTCCGTGGTGGATGGGTGGATCGTAAACGCAATCTTGCTAATTGCCACGCTCAGCACGCATTTGATACTGGTTTTATTACCAAGATGCCAGACATGAGCAAGCCATGGCTTTTAAATATTGAGCCAGACCATCGCTCCAATGGCAGGATTGTGGTGAATAGAAGCGCCCGCTATCAAAATCAGTTCTTCCAATGGCGAGAAATTGTGGCGCATTATGGCAAGACGATCATCTTCATTGGCACCACAGATGAGCATCGTGACTTCTGCAATAACTACGGAATTGTAGAATATGTTTCTACAGCGAATCTGCTTGAGGCGGCTCGTTTAATCAAAGGGTCAGAGTTGTTTATCGGAAACCAAAGCTCGTGCATGACTATTGCAGAAGGATTGAAGCATCCTCGAATCCTTGAGGGATCACTTCTAATCCCAGACTGCATTTATCCAAAGGCGCATAACGCTCAGTATGTCTTTGATGGAACGGTAACACTTCCAGCCACAGCTTATATTCCTGCTAAAACTCTCAAGTCTAATGCCATTCATTGGTCAAACTTTGATACAACGATTGTTCCCAAAGTTGGACGAGGATACGGATGGATTTACGACCATGGCGGCACTCGGATTCAAGAAGGCACCGTGAGAAAGGTGGCATTCAAGGTAGCTAGATTGCTTGGAATTAGCCAAGAACAAGCTGAAGAAGAAGTGGTTAAAGCAACGGTGAAAGCTGCGCCAAACTCTTTTAGTGGCAATCTACGCATGTCAAACATGGCAGCTGCGATAGATGCTCTTCGTGAGAATGGCTATACAGATCATCCAGTCTTTGATCTAACGAGCGGAAATATTGCTGATTTGCTCTGAAATTCTATTTGACCACTTTCAATCAAACCCTTATAACCAAGAAATCTTATGCTCTTAGCTATTCCTGTTAGTGCCAGTGATGCCAAAAACCTGCCCCATACGGCAGAAATCTTCAAAAAGTTCGGTCCTTATGCTGGTTTCCAGTGTGCAATCTTTGCCCGCCTAGAAATTGAAAATGAAGCTCGCGTATTTGCTGAGCAGATTAAGCCTTTATTCTCCAATCTAGACATTCACATTATCGACTTCCACTCCAATGGAGCTACGGAAGCCGCTGCTAAGCATTTCCGCGCTGTTGCTCAGACGGTAAGTGAGAAATACACCGCTGGACCTTGGTATTTCTATGAGTTGGATAATACGCCAATTCAAATTGGCTGGCTGAGTAAACTCCAGCGTGAGTATCACGAATCTGGTAAGGCTCACATGGGGGCAATCGTTCCAACCCGTGGATTCTCCATCATGCAAGATGGATCACTCAAGCCTTCATTTGGCGATCCCCACATGGTTGGCACTGGTATCTACCATCACGCGATGGGCGCTCATTCGCCAAACATTGGTCAACTTGACCGTTCTATGCCTTGGGCTGGACCGCTTGAGCCTTTTGACATCCGACTTCGCTATGAGGTTGTTCCACACGCTCACAATACGATTCTAATCCAGCACAACTGGAATACTGGCAACTACCGGGAAGAAAATGGACAAATTGTCTGTGATGACCTTTCTGGCGATGTGAACCTGAGTCATGCCAAGCCTTATGACGGCCACGCAGTAGTCGTCCACGGCTGCAAAGATGGTAGCCTAGCCAAGTTGGTTCTGGCCGACAAGATCACCACTAAGGCTTCCGATGTTGGTAAAGCTGAGCCAAAAGTGGTAGTTGAGGAACCGAAAAGCCTTACAGGACAAGATGGCCAGCCTCCTGCTGTTGGTTTCCTAGCTTTCCGCATCAAGGGAGTTGTGGAAGCTAGTAAGGACCGCCTTACTGCCAAGAAGATCGCTGAACAACTTGGACTCAAAACCGAAGAGATCATTGCCGCTTGTTCCGAAACTGGCAGTGGATTGAAGGTTGCGGGACCGCCTAAATGGGTTAGCCTCGCGTAATTATGTCAGACGCCACAAATACTCTTGAATCCTATAATCCACCTGTCGTAGATGACCGGGGTAAATTCCTTGACGAACGAATCAAGGATGTTGGCGCTGCTAGAAGCCTTTGGTTCCGCTTGCAACAGGCTGATTTGAAGTCGAATCAACAGATGGCTAAGGTGCAGGCAATGGTAGATGGCGCTCCTCCATTGGATCAAACTCAACTTGCCAAGCAGGGGTTGGCTTATATGTCCAACTTCAATCCAGGTGACGCTAAAGCTGTTCTGGATACGTCTCTAGCTGCGTTCTACGACCTCATCTCTGGCACCGAGAGCTTGATTGACCTTCGCACCAAGTTTGGTTCTGAACAAGAGCGTCAGGAATGGTCGCAGAAGATGAGTTTGAATATGAGCCGCGTCATTCGTCGCTGGCCTCAGTTCAACTTCAAGTACAGCTACATTCCGCACTACATGGTTCTCCACGGTGTTGGCATTGCTTACTTCCAAGACCCTCTGAATTGGGAGTGGGACGTGACGAATCTGGCCTACTTCAAGATTCCTCGTCAGACACGCGCTAACGAGTCAGAAATCCAATACGCCTGCCTCAAGAAACTAGAGAATCCTGCCGACTTGATGAAGTACATCAACATGGGCGAGATTGCTGATGAGCAAGGATGGGATCGCGATCAACTCAAGAAGGCGATCATGAACGCCTCAGAGCAGATTCCAGACATGCTTAACTGGATGGAGTGGGAAGCTCGCTGGAAAGACAACGACATCACCTATGGCGAGACGAGTCCGTCTATCTCGGTGATTTACATGTGGGTTCAAGAGCTTGACGGCAGCTACTCCATGTATGCGTTTGCTGAGAATGGCTATCCGATTACCGACGGAGTTCCTGAAAACTTTCTCTTCAAACGTCGTCACCTTTACCGCAATGCTAGCGAGGCATTCACCTTCTTCACTCGCGGCATCGGCACCAATGGCAACTATCATGGCATTCGCGGACTTGGTTCCGACATGTTCAACGCCTTCCAGCAGTTGATGCGTTTGGAAAACAAGAAAGTGGATGTAGCCCAAACCGCTGGCCCACACTGGCAGGTTGAAAGCGAAGAAGCCGTCGAGAACTTCCGTATTGTTCCGTATGGCGCTGGTTACCTTGTGACGCCTGGAGCAAGTTTTGTTCAAGTTCAGCAGCCAAACATCATCCAGAACATTGAGCCTGCTGTTCAAAGTCTGCGCCAGACGTTCTACAACAACATCGCACAGTACACGAGCAGTAAAACGCTCGATACCGGTAGAGAGCTTTCCAAGTTTGAGGCGATGTCTCGCATGGAAATGGCTTCTCAGCTTTCTGTGACATCCATTAACCTATTCATGCAGCCGTTTGACCGTCTGATGAACGAAGTTGGACGTCGATTCTTCCGTCCTGGTTATCAACGTAGCGAGCCTGGAGGTGAGGAAGTGTGGCAGTTCCGCCAAATGTGCTTGGAAGATGGTATTCCAGAGGAAGCACTGAAGAACATGGACTTGCGCTACACGCGAGCCAGTCGTTCCATTGGTTTCGGTAGCCCTTCTGCACGTCGTTTGGCATACGAGAACCTGATGCCGATGTATCCGTATTATGACGAATACGGCAAGCAGACTCTCATCCGCAATTTCACTGGTGCTATCGCTGGTTGGCAGATGGCTGACGAACTTACAACACCTGCTGGAGCTAATCAGCGTCCGCCGATTGATGCAGCTATTGCAGATGCTCAGAATGCAATTCTTGCTCAGGGCGCTACTCAGGCGATCCTGCCAAATGAGAACAAGAGCGTGCATTTGCAGACTCACATTGCCAAGCTGACTGAGTTTTATCAGCAGTTTGACCAAGCTGGTCAGAATCCTGAGATGTACGCTCAGATTGTTCCTGCAATGTCGAATATCTTTGATCATGCCGCTCAGACTCTTGAGCAGTTCACTGGTCCAGAAGCCCCTCAATTCCGCCAGCAACTCCAACAGTTTAATGAGATCATTGTCAACGGCTCGCGACACCTACAGAAACAGCAGGCGATGGAGGCGGAGGCATCTGGTCAACCTCAAGAAAATCAAGGACCGTCTGAGATTGAAATGAAGATGGCTGAGTGGCGTGCAAAAATGGATCAGCGTGCTGAAGAGTTCCGCATGAAGATGGAACAGCGCCAAGCAGATGCTGCTCAAGCTCGCGCCTTGAAGGATACCGCTGCTGCTGCCGCAATTGCCCTGAAGGGCGCTTCACACCAAGCGCAGCAAGCCTCGATTAGAAGTTCTTTATGATACCAGATAAACCACAACCAACGCGTATTGACAAATTTCGAGAAGGGCCAGAACGGGAGCGTCTTGTAGCGTTCTTAAAAGAACCTGCAATTATTGAGATGATGTCAATCTTGCGAGATAGCATAAAAATTAACCCATTTGGAATAAAAGGCATTCTGAGGGAGCATCAAAAAAACGCGCCAATGGCTATTGCAATGGATCATGCGGTAGTCTCTGGAGGACAAGCCATGATTGATTTGATTGAGCGGTTAGCCACGGTGAAAAAAGAAGTAAGCAATGCTCAGGAAGTGCTAAACAAGCCATCACTTAGTTACATCAAAGAAGATTATCTCGAACAGACTCATCAGTAAAATATATGGACACCGAAAACGTACAGCCACCAGAATACGACGCTACAGCAGAGGCCCAAGCGATGTGGGATCGCGCTCAATCTTTCCTCCCTACAGAGAGCGAAGCCAAGGTTGAAGATAAGGTTAACCCAGCCGATCCAGAGCCAGCCAAGGAAGATGTGAAGCGCGATGAGCCTGGGGAAAAGATCGAAGAAGTCACTGAGAACGATCTTCCAAAAGGATCGAAGGCTACTCCAGAAGCCATTTCCACATGGAAGGACATGAAGGCTGAGTTAAAGCAGCTTCGAGAAGAGCGCGACAGCTTGAAGAACACGCTCCCTGAAAAGGACAAGACCGTTCAGGAGAAGATGATCGAAATCGAGGAGATGCGGAAGAAGATTGCCGAGTTTGAAGGCAAAGACATTTCCGCATACGAGAGGCGCATTTCTGAGATGGAGTCGAAACTTGGTGAGCACGAGCAGTTCCGCTCTATCCACGATGTTCAGAACTCCACTGCTTATTACGAAGCCATTTTGCAACCAGCTGCCGCCATTGGTCAAGCACTTGAGGTACTGGCCGGAGCGAATGATGTTGACGCAAAGACGCTGCAAGGCGTTTTGGAAATTAACGATCCTATCGAGCAGCGTAAAAAACTGCGCGAAGTGACTGAAGGTTGGCATCCAACAGATGCCGCTGAACTTATGGAACATGCTCGCAATACTCAGTCTCTGCTCAGGCGTTCATCAGAAATGCTTGAGAATGCTGACAGAGCTAAGCAGGAGCTTTCATTCATGGAGCAGGAGAAAGCTCGCAAAGCCAAGGAAGATGAAGATAAACAATTTTCTTCTGCAACTGATGCCGCAAATAAGCTGCTCCAAGAGAAGATTCCTTTTCTCAAAGACAATAAGGAGCTTCTGGAAGCAGTCTCAAAGGCGGAGATCAGGAAAGACCCTGCTAGCATGGCTGTAGCAGCCCGCGCTAGCGTTATTCTCCCACATCTGCTGCGTCAGCTTGATGAGCGTAATGCTAAGATTTCAGAGCTTGAAACCTCGTTGAAGTCGCGCATTGCAGCATCGCCACGTCCTTCCAGCACTTCTACGCCTGTTAGCACGAACGATAACCTGCCAACTGGCTACGACGTAGATTCGATTATGGCTCGATTCCAAGCGCACCAGCGGCAGGGTTGAGATTACGGCATGATAATCAACGGAGCATCGTCAGGTTTTACCTCCTGACTTTGCTCGTTGAGAATATGAAGGTCTTCAACAGTTGCCTTCTTCTTGAAGTCGCACACTTGAAGAAGCGCCTGAGTGATTCGCTGCATCATGCCAACGAATGGTTCATGCTCGTCTTCTGACTCGAATACAGGTGATTTGAAGCCTGCTGCTTGGCCTTTTTCGTCGTCGCCAATGGCAACTTGAGCCTCGAAGCGAGAGTTTGAGCCAACTGGCAGTTGGTCGATGCGGATGTAGATAGATGGGGTGATGTTCATAACGGTAATTTTTCAATACTTAAGCCTTTAGACCTGTCCATCCACGACATTCGTCGCTTCCGATCTCATTTTTGCATATTTTGCACAGAGGGCGACCGACATTTTCATCTATTGCTTGAGAGTCTAGCATGGACACTAGACGATTTCCTTTGCGATGACGTAACACGATAGGGAGGATGTGGGCAACCAACTGTTTGAACTTGTTTTTACTTGGCGTATTCATATTCGGTCATCAACACTAACGAGATCAGCATAAGATTGCAAGTGTGGAGTTGAAAAAAGCAACGCCGTGGGAGCAACCAACTCACCACGGCGTCTGGCACTAGGGACACATGAAAACAAAACCTTGTGCGTGATTAAGTGTCGCAGATTGATTCGTTAGAGTCAAGAGTATATAGCTAAATCCATAGACTCTAAAAAATTCCATTGACATATCAGCTTGCGGTGCAAGTATGCGCGTGAGCTAAAAAGCGTGTATCAACGCTCCTAGGAGGCTCTCTAGGTGAAATGGTGACTGAGCGCCCTACATGGGGCAAACCCAGCAATGGGGCATTCCAGGCTCAAGAATGGAAGTAGAGCAAGCGTCATGGCATTCAGCCAATGGCATCCTCTTGTTCAAACAAACAACCCGTTCCAACACCCGCCTAATAGGCAAAACAACTAAACTCACCTAAGATTATGGCCTGTACCGATATTAATCAGTTTCTTGAGTCAGAGAGTAACCGGATCGTCGATGATCCTTCCGAAAAGCAATTCATCAGCAATCCTTGGCAGAACGACTCTATCGTTCCGCGTTCCCGCTGGCCCAATGGTATGGGCGATACCCCGAACTTCCTGACATTTGAGCGTGCGATGCCGTACGGTTCCGATGTCGCGTTCACCACCTACGGCTTCAATGACGGCGGTAGCGGTGACGAAGGCGGTTCTTGCCAGCCTCCTGTGTCCACAATCTATCCTTCGCAGACTCGCCGCTCGATGGAACTCAAGATTGCGGCTGTCGAAAGCCCTCCCTTCTGTATCGAAGATGCTCGCATGAGCTACAACATCGTTCAGCAGGCTGCTGCCTTCATCCGTAACCTTCGTGGATACTCCCGCTACCTGTGGGAAAATCAACGCCGCGATCAGTTCACGGCCATCTGCTCCAACAAGTACGTCGCTGACGCTGGCCTTACGGTCAACTCCTCTTCGTTCGCCACTGGAACGATTGGCACCCTGAAGCGCGAGATGCTTGATTACATCCGCTACAGCCTCATCCGTAATGGTGCGGACATTCAGAACGGCCTCTCCGTCAACAAGATGGGTCAGCCTCTTCTGCCACTCGTCCTCTCCGACGAAGCTCAGCAGACGCTCGCTACCGATGGTGTTACCATCCAGAACATCCGCTGGGACTCCGAAAAGGTCCGTGCGCTCAACAATGCCCCTGGTTCCTTTGACAGCCTCAACGGCTTCAAGATGACCATCGACATCGCTGCTGCTCGCTGGAATCTTGTCGGTGGTGCTTGGGTGCGCGTTCCCTTCATGCTCCCTGCTACCAACAAGGGCGATCCTGCGAACGTCAATCCAGCCTACTTCACGGCTCAATACGAAGATGCGATCATCGCCACCAAGCAGGTTGTGAAGTTTGCGATTCCTGATTCTCAGCTTTCCGCTGGGGAAATGAAATTCGCTCCTCAGGACTACCTTGGCCGATTCAACTGGATCAACAAGTATGACCGCACTTGCAACGTGGACGAAAACATTGGCTTCTTCCGTGGCAAGTTCGCCTACGGTGCTCAGCCAGTGATTCCTGAATACGGCGCAATCCTTCGCTTCCGTCGCTGCCCAACCAACTGGGTTGTGAACACCGCCTGCTCTTAATCGAGTAGAACCACTTGAGGCGGGGTTAGTCTAAAAAACTAGCCCCGCCTTTCTTGCATACACACCAAAACTCTGCTAATAGCTCATTGCTTATGACTCTCTCTTTTACATCACCTGAAGGCTGGCAAATGCCAGAAGACGCAACACCTGGACAGCCGTTTCAAGCTGTTGGAACATTCCTCGCCGATGAAGACGGCAATATCACATTGACCGCCATTGATGGCACCGAAATCCCTGTCATGGAAGATGACGAGATGGAGATGGAGGATGAAGGGGTGGAAGTCGAAGTGACGATGCCTGAGAAAGAAATGTCTGAAGAAGAAGACATGATGGATCGCGCTAAGAAAATGGGCGTCTTCAAATAATCATCCCATCTTATGAGGCCAGCATTTTCTGATGAAGTAAACGCAATGGTTGTCTTCGTTGCCGGAGACACATGGAATGGATTTCCGTCCATCACCGTGTCAAATCGTGTTGCGCCTGGAAATCTGGCCTCAGTTAAGATGGCATTCAAGCTCAATCCCAAGAGCGTGATGCCAACACTGGAACTCACCAGTGGAACCGACATCACCATTACCGATGCGGCGAATTGGGTATTCACTATCAATCCAGGTCGCTACGAATTGCCCATTGGTCAATATGTCTGGCAGATTGAAACGACTGACGACAGCACCCCTGCTTATGTCGAAACATTGATGGAAGGAATCGGAGAAGTGCTCTCCAACTACACGACTACAACCTGATGAGCCAGACAAATATCTCCGTCAATTCCACCCTTGGACCAACGATTGAGGTTCTTAACGATGGTGGCATTATAATCAATGTCGCCAATCCTGTCAGTGGAACTGGAGATGTGACTAGCTCAAGCCTTTCGCTGGATAACCAGATCACACGTTTTGACGGAACGAGTGGCAAGATCATCCAGAACTCAGGCATCACGATTGCTGATGGAGCATCTGGAACGCTAGCTGGCACAAATAGCGGAGATGTTACAATTGGCACCGCTAATGGCTTGTCCATTGCGGGTCAAACTTTGAGCCTTGGAACATCTTCTGCTTCGACCACTGGCGCATTGACATCCGCAGACTGGCAGGATTTTGATTCAAAGCAGGATGCTGGCAACTACATCACAGCACTAACTGGAGATGTCACCGCTTCTGGCCCTGGTTCCGCTGCTGCAACGCTTGCATCAACGGCTGTAACTCCTGGGGCATACACTCTGGCTAATATCACAGTGGACAGCAAAGGTCGCATCACTTCTGCTGCAAATGGTACAGCAGGAACCGGAACCGTTACCAGTGTTGGAATCACCGGAACAGATGGCATCCAAGTTGATTCAGGATCGCCCGTGACGACATCTGGAAGCATTCAGCTTGGAGTTGATGCTACCACAATGAAGACCACGCTGAATCTGGCTGGCACAAATACAGGCGATCAGAATCTTTTCGGGACGTTTGCTGTTGCAGGTCAAAGCAACGTAGTGGCTGATTCCACAAACGATACACTCACTCTTGTCGCTGGTAGCAATATCACCATCACGACAAATTCAACGACGGATGCGATTACGATCAACTCGACGGCTAGCGGTTCAGGTGATGTCGTTGGACCATCATCTGCCACAGATAATGCGATTGCTCGTTATGACCAAACTACAGGTAAGCTGATTCAAGATTCTGGCATTACGATTGCAGATGGCGAAAGTGGCACACTTAGCGGGACTAACACAGGAGATGTTACCCTAGCTGGTTCTTTGGATTATCTGTCCATTTCAGGACAACAAATTACGTTGGATTCTATTGACTTGGCAACAGATGTTACTGGCAATCTCCCATTGTCTAACATGGCAACACTTAACTCTGGTGTTTTGCTTGGATCAGACTCGACAGGAAACCCAAATAACCCAGTCATAGAAATCAGTATTGGTGGCGGATTAACTTTGTCTGGTGGAATTCTGTATGCACCATCGCCATCACCATCTGGAGATGTCTTTGGTCCATCATCGGCAACAAACAATGCGATTGTCCGTTTCGATACAACCACGGGTAAACTTATTCAGGATTCAGGTATTACCATTGCGGACGGTGAATCAGGCACATTGAGTGGAACAAATTCTGGCGACCAAAACCTATTTGGAACTATTTCTGTAGCTGGGCAGTCTGATGTAGTTGCAGACACAACCAATGATACGCTTACATTGGTAGCCGGGACAAACATCAGCATTACTACCGATGCCACAACAGACACCATCACTATCAATTCAATTGGAAGTGGATCTGGCGATGTAGTTGGACCTGCGAGCGCAACTGACAACGCTCTAGTTCGTTACGATGGAACGACTGGTAAACTTGTTCAGAACGGTCAAGTCACTCAATCGGATACTGGCGATCTCGCCGCCATCAATTCGATGACGATGGATACCACGCCAACAGGAAGCCTTGCAACGCAGGGGCAGATGATGTGGAACAGTGACGAGGAAACGCTGGATATTCAGCTAAACGGTTTTGCTCTCCACGTCGGAGAACATATTGTTTATCACGTCCAAAACAGCACTGGCAGCACGATTGCTAAAGGTGTTCCGGTGATGTTTGCTGGCACGACTGGCAATAGTGGCAAACTGCTCATTCAACCGTGGAATGGCACTGGTCCTACCACGCTGTTCATGGGACTCACAGGAGAATCATTAACCACCGGAAGCGAAGGATTCGTCATTGCGTTTGGCAAGCTGCGCGGCATCCAGACAAACGGTGGAAATTACGGCGAAACTTGGGTTGATGGCGAAATCATCTACACTGGAACGACCACTGGATCGCTGACAAAAACACAGCCAGCGGCACCTAACCCCAAGATTCAAGTGTTAGCCGTTGTCCATGCTCACGCCAGCAACGGAACTTTTTTTATTCGCCCCGCGTTTGGCAGTAATATCAAGGACGACGAGGGTGTTACGATCACCAGTCTTTCCACGGGACAAGTGCTTGTTGCCAACTCGGCTGGAACTGTATTTGAGAACAAGAGCGTTTCTGGCGATGCCACACTTGCCAATACAGGCGCATTGACACTTGCTACGGTAAACAGCAATACGGGCGCATTTGGCAGCGCCACGGCGGCACCAGCGGTGACTGTCAATGCCAAAGGACTTGTCACGGCTGTATCAACCAACACGATCACTCCTGCTATTGGTAGCATCACTGGCCTAGGCACAGGAGTTGCAACCGCTCTCGCAGTCAATGTTGGGAGCGCAGGCGCACCAGTAGTCAATGGAGGAGCACTCGGCACGCCATCAAGCGGCACGCTCACTAATTGCACTGGATTACCTGTCGCCGGGATCACGGGAACTCTCCCCATCGCCAACGGCGGCACAGGCCAAACTACCGCAGTCGCAGCGTTTGATGCACTCGCGCCAACTACGACCAAGGGCGATCTCATCGTCAGCAATGGCACCGACAATATCCGCGTTGCTGTTGGCGCTACCAACGGGCATGTGCTCACCGTGGACAGTGCTCAGGCCAGTGGCGTGAAGTGGGGCGGACTGCCATTTGAGTATTCAGCGGCGGCATCAGACGAATCCACCGCACTCACAGCAGGAACTGCCAAGCTAACCTTTCGCATGCCATGCGCAATGACAGTCACATCTGTTCGTGCGAGTGTTGGAACCGCGCCCACTGGTTCGACGCTCATTGTGGACATCAACGAAAACGGAACCTCCATCCTGAGCACCAAGCTGTCCATCGACGCCACAGAAAAAACCAGCACCACAGCAGCCGTTCCAGCGGTAATCTCAGACTCAGCATTAGCTGACGATTCAGAGATCACTATCGACATCGACCAGATCGGCAGCACCATCGCTGGCGCTGGTTTGAAGGTAACACTTATTGGAACCCGCGCATGAATCTCGTAAATTCATATTTTTATGCGGCAACTCCAATCTTTGTTGGCGTATCCGCTATCGCAAACGACGCCAATGTAGCAGTTCCGAGTGGCACAGCTAATGGCGATTTATTAATCTCTTTCGTCACCAATGCGAACCCAGGGTTAATAACAACGCCATCTGGCTGGACGCGAATCGGATCAATCTACACGTGGACGACATTAGGATACGGAACGGCAGCATTTTACCGTGTAGCATCGTCTGAGCCAGCAAATTATTCTTTCGGAAGTGGAACTCGCATTGGTTATATGGTGTCTTATCGTAATGCCTCAACAATCAATGCAAATGGCAGTTATCAGCAGAGGTCTGGAACTAGTATGACATTTACCGGAATATCATCGACTTCTGGATCACTGTTGTTATCTTTTATTCAGGACAGAGATCAGGGCGCCTCATTGACACAACCAACTGGAATGACATTGAGATTAAACAGTTCTGGAACATTCTGGCGCTGTGGACTTGCGGAGCTGTTATCTGCCGATAACGCGAACCGAACA